GAAGGCGCCATCGTCGGCGTCGCCCACGTCGATCGTTACGAGACCATCGATCCCGACCGCATCTACCTCATCATCACCGCCGACAACCAGCGCATGATCAAGCACATCGTCCACTACGACAGCCAATCTGAAACGCTCACCCTCGCCTCCGACAACCGCGACTACCCCGCCTTCTCCCTCCCCGCAACCCTCATCCGCGACATTTACCGAGTCGTATGCACCCTCGCCGTAGCAACTTTATAAATCAGAAATCAGAAACAAATTGTCAAAATCAACAATAAATTACCATAATCGGAAACAAATTACCACAATCAGCAACAAATTGTCAAAATCAAAAACAAATTTCCTATGAAACTCTCAATCCTCCCCATCGCAGCGCTCACCCTCCTCCTCACCGCCTGCACCGCCCCCGCCGACCCCGGCATCGCCAACGCCGAAAAGTACATCCGCGACCAACTCAAAACCTCATCCCACACCATCAAGGAAATCAAGTACGAGCGCACAGACACCGTCATCGCCCTTTCGCAGATTGAGCGTCAATACAACGACGTCATCCGCACCCGTTCCTACCGTGTCCCAACAGACACCCTCAACTTCATCCTCGGCCAGTCCCTCTACCACGCCACCTGCATCATCAACGGTGTAGGCAAACCGTCTGACATCGTCCGTGACGGAGACTACACCCCCTGCCTCCGCCACCGTTTCGCTGTCACCTCCGACGCGGGCCTCTACACCATCGACATCATCATGGACAGCGACAATCTCACCCCTGTAATGTCCGGGCGGGATTACGAAGGCAAAATCCACGAGATCGACCGTAACTTCACCGCTCACATGCCCCGTTATTGACCCCATGTTTTACCCATTTTCCAAAATGGAAATAACCACATCCCAATCCACGACAAAATACCCCACAATTCCACAGGCAATCCCAAGCGGATCACTTTCCAGAGCGAGTGGGAATCCCGATAAACATTGGGATTCCTTTATTCATAAAGGGCTCAGCGCTATCCAACAAGAATATGACGTCTTGAAGAAATCGGGTTATTTTGGCGTTTTTTGGACGAAATGTTTTACCCCATGTTTTACCCTATGTTTTACCCTTTGACATAAAAAATGAAAATAGACATTATCTTCGGCCGCAAAATCAAGACAGACGGCACCGGCATGATTGAGTTCCGCCTCATGGAGCGCCGCCAAGCTCACTACATCTCCACCGGTATTAAGATTCGTAAAACGGAATGGCGGCTCGGCCGTATCGTCAACCGTCAGGATGCCGACGCCCTCAACGACCGCCTCGCCATCCTCTACGACCGCCTCAACGCCGAAATCAACAACCGCATGAAGGCTGGCCTCCCCATCGACGCCGCAGAACTGCGCCCCGTCCTGTGGTCCAGCCGCGCCACCCGTTCCACCAACATGTACGACTGGTGCGCCGCGCAGGTCCAATCCTTGCCACTGCAACCGGGCACGCTCGCCCATTACGCCACTCTCTTGGTCCGCCTGCGCGAATACGGCCGACTGCTCCAGTGGCACGACCTCACCGTGGAGAACATCTACCAGTTCGACGCCTGGCTGCGGTCCACCCTGAAGAATAAAAAAGGCCAGCCCATCGGTGACGGTGCCGTACATAATTACCACAAGTGGCTGAAGGCGCTGCTCTCCCGCGCCGTCCGCTTCGGCGTCATCGAGGCCAACCCCTACGACCGCCTCCGCGCCGCCTTCCCACGCGGCGAGAAAGCCAATGTCGATTACCTCACCGAGCCCGAGATGCAGGCCATCGAACGCCTCAACCCAACGCCCGGATCATCCCTCGCGCACGCACGCGACCTATTTATATTTCAAATGTACACCGGCATGGCCTACGCCGACACGCAGGCCTTCGACATCGCCAACTATGCCTTCGTTGACGGCCACTGGCAACGCACCGCGGAACGCATCAAGACAGGTGTACCCTACGTCAGCCGCCTCCTCCCGCCTGCCGTTGAAGTCCTCCAGCGCAACAGCTTCCGCCTGCCGCAACTTAGCAATCAGAAGTACAACGTCGCTCTCAAGAACCTCGGCGATGCGGCCGGCATCCGCAAGCGCCTCACCTCACACATGGCCCGCCACACATTCGCCACCTGGGCGCTCCATCACGGCGTACCCATTGAGATTGTCAGCCGAATGCTCGGGCACACCGACATCGCCATGACGCAACGCTACGCGAAGGTGCTCGCCGAAGACGTTAACGCACAGTTCACCGCACTGGAGACGGTGCTCAAAAAAATGTAAGATTATTTCGGTTGCTGCTGCAGTCTTTCATTCTCTTCCCGCATCAACTGCCGCAGCCGTTCCACCTCTTCCGCATCTGGCTGGTCCTCGCTCGCCACGTCATCGTCCTCCCACGGGAACCGCACCAGCGCCCGGTCGCTCGTCACACCGGCCTTCCGCAGGTCCGCCGTCGCGCTCATCACAAGGAAGGCGTTCAGGCGCGCCGATTCCCACAGCCCGTGCTGACGCGCGTGATAACCGTCCACGATGCTGAGAATCTCCCACCAACGTAACTGCAACAAAAATTCATTACGATTATATCCAATCTCGCCCACGACCTTCTCGTACACATCGTGGGCGCTCATCAGTTTTTTCCTTTTTTCCCCTTTCCTTTTTTCTCGGCCACCACGGCGGGCAACTCCATCCATTCCTGCATACTCTCCACCACGGCCTGGCTCAGCGCCGCAATCTCCGGACCGCTCGCCTCGTTCATCAGCCGCTCTACGGTAATGGCCGTGTCGGGCTTCGCCGTCAGAATGGCCGCCATATACAGCGCCGCGCTGGCTTTTTGCATACTCAGGTCGCCCACCTGGAACGGCACACCGGCAATCTCTTCGTAGGCGATTTCCACCGCCATACAGAATCTTATGGGAATCACTTCCCCAAGGATCTTTACCTCTCTCATCGTCTTTTTTTATTGTTAGTTATATTCTCACAATTCGCTGGTCGGCGCCCACAATACGGTAGGCCTCACGCCCAAGCCAAAGGTTCGCTTCGGCCACACGGCGCTTTTTCAGTCCGAGCAACGGCCGACCGCCTCCGTTCACCCACTTCACAAGCTGGTCGGTGATGTCCTCATCCTTACGCCGCTGCATGATGTATTTCTTCAGCGTCGAATTGTTGAAGTTACCCGCCCCAAGATTGTATATCCAACTTACGAGCGCATCGAACTGTCCCTGCCTGAAGTTCACGTTCATCCGGTTCAGCAACGCCTCTATCGGGCGCACATCCTGCTCCAGCAGCACCTCGGCCCGCATCTGGGTAATCGTCTGCCCTTGCTTCACATCCGCACCGTAATGCCCATACCCTATGGTCCAGTACCTCTCTGTAGGCACGGGCTTGTATGCCGTCAGTCGGCACCCCTCGAACTGCTTGATCAGTCCAATGCCATGCTCACTCGTCTCCATCAGCATCATTTTTTTCTATCACTGGCCTCCTCCTTACGCACCCGCTTCCGGCATGTCAGGTCGTAACATAGAAAAGGGCGCAGGGCCTCCACTGCACGGCGGTTGCTCGACACCTCGTCCTGGAGGTTACGGACAACCGCTTCGGTCTTGTCTATCCGGGCCAAAAGCTCTTCACGCTCATCTTTCAGTTTCGTCACGTAGCCCTGCAACTCGTCCCGGTCGGTGTTCAGGCGCGAGATGGTCCGGTCATACACCTCCTGCAACGTCTTCACGGCCTCCAGCGCCATCTGCTGGGCCTGCGCCTGGGCCTGCTTGGCCTCACCGTCCAGTTTGTTCTTGCTCTGCTTCCAGAACACTAACCATGCGACACCGCCGCCGAACAAGATACTGCATGCACTAATCAACCAATCCATCGTATATCGTTTTATTTTTTGTCAAAAAGCCGCCCTTCGGATAGCGGCCTCCCTATATGCGAACCATCCAACCGACAACCACGGGATTCTCACCCGCCCGGGCTTCCTTACAGCCCGTTGTTAGGTTAATGAATGATTCACTTAGCCGGCCCAACTTCCCGCAAGGTTTACCCGCTAAAAACATTCCCCCGCGCCTCACGGCGCAGGGGAACCAAATAACTAATAATTATACACAATATAAAGACTCTCTATCCTTCTCATTCGTTCTGAAACGCCAGCTCACCGCTGCCGCTGAGCTGCACCGTCCATGTTCCAATGGCCCGGTTCTGTGCCGTCACGGAGATGTCTGTCACGATGGCCGTTCCTTCCAACAGCAGCGTGTCGGCCTCGCGGTTCATCGTGCCATTCGTCGTACCGAACTGCACCGTCACCGCCTGCCCTTTCAGCGCGAACACGTCCGTCAGTTGCAGCCCGTTGCCGTCATACACGGCCCACGTCAGCGTCTGTGCGTTGGTCATGCAGGCCACATACACCGTCTCGGCCGCTGTGGTCTCGTTCACATATTTCCCGCCGGTGCTGACCACCGTGTAATTGGTGGCGTTAATTTTCCGCAGCACCAGATTGTCGGTGCTGGCGGGAGCGCCGCTCACTTCCAGCCCTTCACCCGGAGATAGACTCACACCCGTCGGATAGATGTAGGCGGGGTTGGGACCGCCGACCTGCACCGACTGAGACGTCTTGCCCGTGCCGTTACTGTAAAGGCCGTCAATCACCAGAGCGTCCGTGCTCGCATCCCAGCTAAGACCCACGGGTTCCTGCTTCTGCCACGACCCTGTATCGTCCTTGCTCGACGTGGCCTGCATCTCTACACTCAGGTGTACCGTGCACGTCTGCGCGGCGGCCACGCACTTGTCATTGATTACCAGCCGAAGATGCTGGCCCATTATTGTTCCCATGTCTTATTCTTTTGATTATTTTCTCAGTTAAAGAAAAAGCGCAGACCGCAGGCTTGCCCCGCGCCCTGCGCTCACGAGAGAGGAAATTAACGTTATCTCAACTATTACAAGTCTCAACTCAAGGCGCCGTTGCCCTGGAACTGCACCGTCATGGTGCTGTTCGCGCGGTTAGCGGCGGTAATGGAGATGTCGCTGATGTAGGCCTGTCCGCTTTTCTTCAACGCGCCGTTCTGGGCCACGCGGTTGTTCGTGCCGGACGTCGTGTCGAACGTCAGCGTCACGGGCGTCATGGCGATCATCGCCGTAAAGATGTCCTGCGGCAATTCACCGTTGCTGCCGTTGTCCGTCAGCGTTACCAGCGAGTCTGTGCTCGCATCCCAGCTCAGCCCGGTCACTTCCTGGCTCTGCCAGTTACCGGTGTCATCCTTCGTGCTCGAGTCTTCCATCTGAGCAGCCACGTGGAACGTGCAGCTCGTCGCCATGGCGATGCACTTGCCGCCGACCATTACGCGTAAGTTCTGTCCTTTGATTGTTGCCATTTTTCTCTATATTTTTGTTTGTGAATTTTCTACGATAATACCCTACGCCCTGTCGCTCCCTATCGATATACGCTGCACTGGTATGTCAGCCCCTGCCAGTAGCATGGCTTCTGCGAGTCATACTCAATGCGCCCGGCACTGAACTGATAGTCTTCCGGACCGTCAGTGCCCTCATAACCGGCCATGTAGGCCGATATCACGTCGCGCACCTGCGACGTCAGCCCGTGCAACGCCTCCAACGTACCGGCGACCACGGTCACACCGATGGTCACCGCGTCCTGCATCCCCTCGAACGAATCGTCCTTCGTCAGACCTTCATTGGTAAGACCGTCGAAGGTGACTATCACATACGGCACCGGCACATTATCGACGTCTTCGTCGGGCAACGGGATCGCCGTGCCGTACAAACGGCTGCCGATGGCGGCCATCAGCGTCGCATCCTGCTGCAACGCACGGATGAACACGCTGTCTAACTGCAACCCGTTATTGTTATTATTTTCTATAACTTGACTCATACACGTTCAATTAGCCCCGCCCCTCCCCGGTGGCCCTGCTCCCTTGCGGGATACAGGGCCGGGGCTGCGGGTCTTTTCTTAGATGGAGGCGCTGCTGGCGGCGTTCACAACCTTCAGCAACTTGAAGGCCTGCGGCTTGCCGTTTGCGCCGTTTACCTTGCTCGAGAGCTCGGTCAGAGAGAACTCGGTGTTCAACGTGAGCACCGTGGTGTTGCGCTTGGCAACTTCGGCACTGGTGGCGTCAACTGTGAAGCGGACCTCGCCGTGCTGCTCCATGGCCAGGTAGCCGTAGTGCCCGATGCCGATGTAGCGGTAGTCGTCCTGAACGGGCTGGCTGCTGCCGTTCAACTTGGTGTTGATGAACTTGCTGACGGTGTAGGGGTATCCTACGCACTTGCCGTCCATGATGACGGTGCGGTCACCGGCGCTGTCAGGTATGGCCTTCGTGAAGCGGAGCTCGGTCTCGATGACCTTGTCCATCGTGATACAGGGCGTGCCTTCAAAGCCGAGGTCGTACATGGCGGCCACCTTCTTGGCGAGAGTCTTGCCGATGTTCTCGTCGAGGGTGATTTCCTCCACGTCAACGAGGGCAAACGGCGACTTCAGCGCGTTGTCGAACTGGGCGTGGCTGTACACGTGCAGGGCCTTGAACTTGGCGATACCCTTCTGGAACTTGTAGGTAACAAATCCCAACAGGTCGAAGGCGGCGTTGTCGATGGCGCGGTTGCTGACGGCGATGCTGGCGGCGACGCGCTCGGGGGAGGCCTGAATCTTGGCGAAGTTCAGAGCCTTCTCGTCGATTTTCTCGACTTCACCGGCAACGGTAAATTCAACGTCGTCGATGCTGTAGGGCCAGACCTCGTTACCAACCACACCGGTCAGCATCTGGAGGTCTTCCGGCAATTCGAGGCCGCTGACCTTCGTGTCGATCAGTTCGTGAATGGTGAGGGGAATGGCACCGGAGGCTTCCAGGTTGCCGCTGGTGTTACCGGTGGCGGCATCCTTCAGTATCGTGGTACTGTTGGCGGCTTCACGGGCCTGCAATTCCTCCGAGAACGACTCACGGTTCTCCTTGCACTGTTTCAGCACTTCACGCAGACGGGCGCTCTTCGTCTTCATCTCGCGGAACTGCTCCATCTGCTTTTCGTCAAGCAGACCCTGAATCTCGATGTGCAGACGGTTGTCTTCGCGCATCAGGGCGTCGTACTTGGCGTTTTCTTCTTCAGTGAAGGCGCGGTTCTCGCGCTGTGCGAGCTCTTCCATGTGGTCGAGTTCGACCAGAATCTCTTGATGACGCTTCTGGATTTCAGTTTTTGTTTTTCCCATTTTCAAAACGTTTTAAGGGGTTAATAAACAGTATTTTCGTTGAGTTTTCTACGCATACGGCGGCGGCGCTCGGCAGCCATGGTGCGTTCACGTGCTTCCTGGGCTTTGGCGGCTTCCTCGGCGGCCTTGGCGGCTTCCTCGGCGGCTTTGGCGGCGTCTTCGGCGGCGCGGGTAGCGACTTCTTGGGCACCCAGTTTCTCGTCAAAGAAGGCTTCTGCCTCACGCTGCGCGATGTCGGTCTGCGGATAGGCGGGGTGACCGGCAATGGTGACGTCATACAGGCCCGACACGCGCTTCACGTGGCGAATCCATACGTCCTTGCCGTCGGCACTGCGTTCGGCCAACTTTTCGTAACTGACGCCGTTCTCGCTATCGTCCTCGTCTGCGGTAAAAGCGAAACTCATACCGCTGATGTCGCCGCGCTCAATGGCGCTCAGCAATTCATCGGCACGGGCGGTCTCGGCCAACGTGCACTCCATCTTCAGACCGCGCACATCGAGCGTCAGCTTCAGCGTGCCTTTGCCCTGACGCCAACGCCCAAGAATGGCGGTGTTGTCGTGGAAGGCGGTGAGCACCACGTCGCTGCGGTTCAGCAGGTCGGTACTGATACAACCGCGCTCCATAACTTCGTAAACCTCGCGGTAACTGCTACGCGGAACAAGGTTCACACTGCGCACACCGAACACGACAGCATGGCCCTCAATCGTGCGACTGCGGCCTTCGCCTTCGGCCTCACGCACACAGAGGCCACTGACGGCGATGTCAATCTCTCGGTTCATCTTCTTGCTCATTCTCAATTATTTTATCGTTATTCTTCGCTATTTCTCCGTGTCCATACGCCCGTGCTGGGTCAGTCGCCAGCCGCAGACCGTGCAACTGCACTTCACGCGGGACATCATGCTTCCGTTCCATCGTTGCTCGCGTTGGCGGGGCGGCCGGCACCGCTGGTTCTCAACTTGTCACTGCCCAACTCGGCCAGGTTGGTGCTGACATAGACGGTGTCGCCACCTTCCACGGCGGGCATGTCGTGCTCGGCGCGGATCTCGTTCACAGTCCGGGCTCCGGTCTGCAGGTTCAACTGGTCCACCTTGGCCTGACGTTCCAGGTCCATAGCCAGTAGCGGCTTCTCGCAGATATGTACTCGGCGCTGGCCGTAGTAGCGGATGCCCAGCAGCTTGCGGAACAGTTCCTTCTCCATCTCCGACGTGTCCGGCGCAATGGTGCGCTGGAGGTACTCCATAGTGGCGTTCTGGTAGTCGTTGTAGTGACTGTTGGTGTCCAACATCAGCAGAGGGCGCGGCGTGCCCCAGAAGCGGGCGACATCATCCATGCCGAGGTTCAGTTGCTCGACCATCTGCATCTCCTGACCGGTCATGCTGATGTTCTGCACCTTCTCCAGCCCGCGCAGGGCAACGACGTCCTGCTCATAGATTTGGTCGTTCACTTCCTTGGCGTAGCGCTGCATCTGACCCTTGTCGAACATGCCGTATGCAAGGGTACCCTGTGTCGTGGTGGGTTTCTCTTCGCCGATAAGCAATTTCACACGCCCACCTTTGGCGGCGTTTTCCAACGACTGCGCCTTCTGCGTCTTAATCAGCGACAGGGTCTCCGTGGCGAACCGAATCGTCGGAATACCCCAGAAGCCGTTCTGGTAACGGAAGGTGTTCGGGAAGTGGAGCACGTTCTGACGCGGCGCGTCCACCTTCATTACGACACCGTTCTCGCCCAGGTAGGACAGACTGTACGTCCCTTCGGCCATATTATAGCCGCCACAGATAGCCAGCCACAGGCGCTCGGGGTCACCGAACACGTCGCGCTGGATATACACGAATCCGTTGCCTAACTGCAACCGGTTCACCGTCACCTGCTCCCACAGACTGGCGGCGCTCATCACGGGGTTGGGTTCTTCTTGCAACAGGTAGTTGATCTTCTTGCCGAAGCCCTGCATCCAAGTTGTATAGTTGCCGCCGGCGCTGTCCTTAAGCTGGTATTGCACCGGCATCTGACCGATGGTCTTGGCGCGCAGCTCCGTGGCGCGATAGACGGCGCTCAACGTCAGCGCGGTCTGAGGATTACGGGCGTGCACGATACGCGCGCCGTAAGTACCGCCGCCACCAACGGCCTGCGGCTTGTTCTCCACACTGCTCGGATCGGTCGTCGTAGGGACACCGGCCACCTCGCGCCGAGAAAACATCCTTGTGAAAAAATTATCCATCGCTTCTTATTTTTGTCTAAAGTAGGCGCTCCAGCGCCGAAAGTAGCGGAGCGAAAGTCGCCGCTCCGCGGCAAACGTAGGGTCCACCCGAAAGTAGGCGCAAGCGCGCCAGAGGTTTACCCCGCCACAATCACGGACCACTGCTTCGCATCGGGGAACTGCCAGTCTATCCAGGCGCTCACAAGGCGCTCGCACAACTGACCGCCAACGCGGATCTGATAGCCTTCCGTCGAGCGGCCGAGATGATACGCCGCGGCATCATTTCGCACACGGCCGTAAATATCCCCGCCAATGGCGGTCAGATAGCGCTGCACCACATCCCACACCACGCGCTCCATCCTCCGGAAGTCCTTGCTCCGCATCACGAACATACTGGCCGGATGCAGCACCGGCAACCGCAGCGCCCGGTTCCACGCGGGGTAGAAGTCCGGATAATGTTCGGCCACAAGCTGCGTGGCGAGGTCGAGGTCGTCCCCATTCCCGACCACCTCGGTATAGTGTTGGTACATCGGCATGCCCAGCCCAACATACTGCGACACGATGCAGCCGTGCTTTTTTAGCATAGCCGACAGACTCGGCGGGTTACTGCCGAAGGCGAAGTATTTGCGGTAACCGCAGCACCCCAAAATCAGGGGCAACCGCCCGCGCTGGGCGACGCGGTGCAACGGCAACAATTCACTGAAGAAGGCTCCGGGCACCCCGTCCGACATATCGCCGCCATCACGCGCGTCCACCACCTCATACATCGGGTGGTGTACCACCTGCGGGAAGTCCTTGTGCGCCATAATGTAGATACGCGCGTTCTTATTCGCAGGCGCGGTCCAAGACGGGTCGCCCAAGTCGTTAACGCCGTTCACACCGTTACCCGTCCACAGGCTCGCATGGTCGGCCAACCACTGCAACTGGCTGCTCAGGTACACCTTCCGCCAACTCGCGCCCTGGTAATGGTGCATCAGCGGACGGATGTCAATCGCCATACCCGTGCACTGCGGCTTCAACGTCCGGATGTCTTCGAGAAACGCCGCCCCGGTGTCGTACCAATTCTGCCGGTTCTGATTACCGCCCCCGCTCAAAGCCCACGCCCGAGCGGGGTCGAAAAAACGCGCACCGCCGGCAACGCACTTCGGCACGTTTATCCAAAGCACCATCGGCACAAGCCGGTCCACTTTGCCTCGGTTGCCGGCCTGCTCCCACGTCTGAATATGGCCCACCGTGCACAAATCATCGCGGAACATGAAGTCCACGCTCCGCCGTATCAGCACGTCACTGTCCAGCAGCAGAAAGCCCTGCGGGAGAATATCCCACAGCGCCTGCACACTGAGCATGTGCTTCGCACTGCCCCAACTGCCACCGCTGCCGCAACCCATACGCCAGTCCTTGTCGGGAAATGCTCGTAAAATCTTGTCGAAATCGACCACCTGACCCTGCGTGTTGTCTATCCGCGTCACACCGCCCATCACCTTCGTGAATGGCCGGCTGTCGCTGTTGTCGAATACGGTCACATGGTAGTCCTGTCCGCCGTGCTTCCGAAGACTGAGAATCGCCGCCTCCGTCAGTTCCGGCGTGTTGTAATGCACAATCGCTACCTCTCTCATCTCTCTGTTTACGTTTGTTTCTATATTCAATCAATCACCACCTGTGCTTGGAATTGCACCTGATTCGCCTGACGGTCCGCGTGGAACGTCTCGCCCAGTATCTGGTACGTCTGCCCGTCATAAACTACACGGCTGCGCAAGGTCACGTCGGGGTTCCAGTTCATTCGGACCATCACCACGCCATATACGTCAAGCGCACCCTCGCGCATCGCGCGCAGGCCCTTCACGAACGACACGTCGGCCCATACCGTAGCAACTTCCGTCCAACCCACGCCGCCACTGTCAATGCCATACGCCCCCACCGTCTGTTCCTCACGGTTGAGAATCGTCACGCGGCCGTGCCGCAACCCACTCGAATAACCTTTCATCGTCTTAATTTTATGCCAAACAAAAAGTCCGGCTACATAGCCGGACTTTCCATGTCTCAGGTTTACCCATAAAGTCTAAAGTCTAAAGTAGGCCGTCAGGCCGAAAGTAGGCGCTCCAGCGCCGAAAGTAGGCCTTAAGGCCGAAAGTCGCCCGTCAGGGCGTAAGTATCTCCTCCATCTCATCCCCCGTCACGGCGTAGGTGTCACCGTTGACAAGCTCGAAGGTGTCGCCGTTATACAGATATACCTGCTGGCTCGGGATGTCGCGGTACAGGCACAGGGTATCACCCACGATGGTCGTCGTGAAGCTGCTCTCCTTGTAGAACTGCCCGTCGGCACTGTTCCAGTAGCCCAGCACCACGGTCTCACGCGACGGCGCGGGCGTAATTGTACCGGTGTCGTCCAGTATCTCCTCCATCTCATCCCCCGTCACGGCGTAGTAGTCGCCGTTGAGAAGCTCGAAGGTCGTGCCGTTGAACACATAAATCATCTTGCTCGTCAGGTCGCGGTAGAGCGTCAGGTCGTCACCCGTCAGCGACGTGGTGAAGGCAGAGTCGGCATAGAACAGACCGTCGGCCGAGTTCCAGTAACCGCCCACAATTCCGCCGCCGGAGGTCGGGCGCATACTCGACACCAGCACATAGTACGTGCCGTTGTACACGAACGTGGCGACATCGTGGGCCTTGATCCGGCCCGCATCGATGGCAACAAGAGCGCCCTGGTCGTTGTAGTAGCGCAGGGCCTTCGCGCCCTTCGCGTTCACATTCAGAGTGGCACCGGCGGGAACGTCATGCGTAAACGCCACACTCACCCGGCCGTTGGCCACCAGCGCGTAACTGCTCAGAGTGGCGGTCACGGCACTGGCCTGACTGGCGTTGTTCTGCACGGCAATGCCGTTGCCCAACGAGACGTTGCTGTAGGTGGTGTTGTCGTCGGTCCCCTGGCTCTGCCATACCCAGTACGTGCCGTTCCACACGAAGAAGGTGTAGCGGTTCTTATAACCGGCACGGTTGCCGCCACTGGCATAGACAGCGTTGTTATAGTAGATGCTCGCACCGCCCAGACCGTTCACGTCCAGCGTGGCGTTGGCCGCGGTGTTCGTGTTCGAGAAGAGCACGCCGATGGTGGTGCCTACGACGGGATGAACCACACCGGCCACCTCTTCCGTCGGGAAGGCATCCGTCGTCACGACCTTCGCGGCCGTACCGGCGGCGGTGGCACAGGTACCGAGATACATCCGCGACTCGTCAGGGGTCACGGGCACCGGAGCGGGCTGGATGCCCCCGCCGCTCTCGTCCCAACCGCCGGGCTGCTTGCTATAAGGCGCGGCACCGCTGGGTACGATGGCGTCGATGTCACCGCCGCCCATCGTCTCGGGATTCTCTACCTCAATCCACTTCACCGTCTCTACGCCGTCGCGCCAGTTCGCCTGGCTGCCGATACCGACGAACACGCGGCCGTTGTAGTCATACACCTTGTCGCACAAGGGCAAGCCCAGGGCCACCACGGCACTGAACACGCGGCGCACTTCTTTGTAATACTCGGCCAACCGGTTGACCAGATGGCGCTCGGGGCGCTCCATGCTGTTGTCGCCAGTAGGCAAGTAGTACGGGAAGGCTTCGATATATTCGCCGTCAGCGTTAATCACAAACTGCGCACTGGGCACGTTGTTGTTATAAGTCCCGATCTTCAGCTCAATGGCGTGGTCGCCCTTGAAGCCGTTGGTCGTGATGCTCTTCCGATAGACGTTCTGTGTGCGGTCGTCCACAGTTATGCGGTAGGTGGGCTTGAACTCCAGACTGCAATCGGTCAGGACATACGTGTGCAGGTCGTCAAACTCTTCATACTCCACGCAGTCGTACACGCAGAACTCCACATCGCCCATCGTGCCGCCCTCAATCGGGAGGTAAAGCCCGCCCTGATTGCTGAACGGCATGTCGTCGCTGTAGTTCGTCACGAGTGTGCTGTTCTGAACGGCCGCAAGGAACGTCCGCGTTGCGTTCACCCACTTCTCGCCGTCCCAATAGCGGTCGCCTACGCGCAGACTCAACGTCAGCCAGTATTGCTGATCGTCGGTGAAGCTGCCGAAGTCGGACAGCGCATACCAGCCGCTGCCGGGGTTGCCTTTCCACAGCCGCTCGAACACCTCAATGCCAATTTCCAAGTGAAGATAACCGGGCGTGAAACGGTATGTCCCGAAGCCGGTCTGACGGAATATCACACTGCGGCTGCTCACACTCTTGAACGTGTTCATCGTGTTCGGCGCAACGGTCGGGTGTTCGTCACGCGATTGCATGTTCAGCATCAGACCGCTCTTCAGCAGTTCCATGCCCTCGCCATCGGGGCGGTGATAATAGCGCACCGGGAAAGCTCCGGTCACAATCTTGCCGGTGCTGTCGCTTGGATTTAAGGGGTTGAAGGTGGGACTGCCGGCCATGCTCGAGGCAAGGCACTCGGCATAGGTCGGCGTGACGGCACTCTGCCTGTGATACGTCACACCGATGTTCCAGCCATGGTCGAAGGTCTCGTTGGTGTGCTCGAGGTTGTACAAGTGGAAACTGTACGTCGTGCCGCTCCCGCCGTCATGGGGCTGCACATACACAACACCGCCGTTCACGGCCACTTCGACATAAGCACTGCTGTCGCTCGGACTCTCCCGCAACGCGAACAGCATGTTGCTGTCCGCGTTGAGGTTAAGCACCACACGGGCGTCATTACCGCCGGGGATGTACGTCGCCGTACTGTCCGCGCCCTTCCACTCTGCCAGACGGAGCAGGTTGTAGTGGGTCATCTTCACCTTCTCCAGCACACTCACGCTGCCGCCGCCGGCGATAGTCCCTATCTGGGCCCACGTGTACTCGGCACCGTGTATCTCGTAGTCGTCGTTACCGTAGCGGCACACGTACAACAGACCGTCACGCTCGCGCATCACCAGCCCGAACAGGGCGCATACGCTCTCCAAAGCCTCGTAATAGCTCCAACCCCGGCGCTCCACGCTGACACTGCCCTCGTGAGCCACTTCCTGCTCGGCGAAAAACAGCCGCCACTCCACACAGGTGTACAGCCACGAGTGGTCCAGCACCACATCGTCATACGTGCTCACCTTCGGATAGGGCACCTCACCGCGCATCAGCTTGGTGTAGCCTTCATACAGCAGCGCGCTCAACCGCCCGCTGCTGGTCAGCAACGTGTCGTCCAGCAACACGCTGTCAAGACTCTGCAACAGACTGTTCACGGGGAACTGCAACACATGGCGGTTGCCTTCCCACGGCTGCGTGAATACCTGGGCGCAAAGGAATCCCTGCCACAGCACGCTCCCGGTCACCCATTCCGCACCGTCATAGATGCCGCTCTCCAGTCGCACCAACTTCTCGGTGTTCGTCTTGGGCATCAGCGATTCCAACAGCGTGCCGTCATCGGCAACGACACTCAGATATCCCGTCTGACCCCGCACCGCACGGAAAACGTGGTCATCGTCGGACTCCATCGTAACAAACGGCACACCGGCACCCGTCAAAGTAACGACACTGCCGGTGAAACCCCACTCATAGAGGCCAACTTGATACTGCGTCTCACCGCTCAAGTCACCGAACGGAACAACCCAATGCTTTACCCATGCCATCTTTTTCTTGTCATTATGGTTACATTATTACTCCAGCGCCCCGGAGCCGGTGAACACGAAGCTCCCCTGGCACAGGTTACCCTTCGTCGCCGTCACACGGCACTCGCTCACCAGCGCCGAACCTTGCATATACCCGCTCGCACCGCGCACCTGTATGCGCAAAGTGACTGTCGTACCGTTCACACGCAGGCTCGACAGGTCATCGGTCACAAGATAGTTCACCGTCACCGTCCAACCCTTACGACCGGCCAACACCTCGCGGTATTCTCCGCTCAACGGACCGGACACCTCTATCCCTTCGCACTGCATGTCGATGTCGCAGTTCGTGGCACCGGCAACCACCGCCGTACCACTGCCGTTTAACACCAACACATTACCACCATGTATTATCGCCATTTTTTCTGATATTATTATTTTTGTCTAAAGTAGCGCAGCGAAAGTCCAAAGTCCAACGTAGGACGTAAGTCCGAAAGTAGGTCGAAAAGACCGAAAGTCGCCCGTCAGGGCAAAAGTAGGCGCCTCGCGCCGAAAGTCACTAACTAAAGAACTTCCTCCCTATCCGCCGCCCGTAATTCTCCACGGCCAGCACGATGTCCTCACCGCTGACCACCGTCCGACCGTTCTGACCGGAAACCACCTGTAGACCGCTCAACTGGGCCGCGAGATTACCCACCTGCGCCCGGTTCAACACGACCTCACCGCTGTTCAGCATCGCTGGCACGCGGTCACCGCTCATCATATTCCCGGGAACAGCAAGACCCGTCGCGGCATGGGCCACACCGCCGCCACTGAAAAGCAGCGCCTTGATAAAACCGAAGGCTTCCTTCGCCGCCTGCATCGCCTGAATCACGGTAATCAAGCCGTTGATGCCGCCCAACAACTGCTGCATGCCCTTCGGCAACTTGATGCCCATGTCCTCCAAACCGCCATACAGGTGATTCATCGCGCCAGTCAAGTCGTCAATGCCCTGCAACAGCTTGTCACTGCGGCTCGGACCTTCCTTGTCCTGCATGTCCCAACCGAACTGACGCGCCTGGTCTGCCAAGCCCTTCGTGAACATGTTCTGCGAAAACCACGCCGCCATATCGGCACTGCTCATCGCCGGACTGCCCGACGACAGATACCCCGTCGGCGTCAGTGCACTCATCCCTTCCAACATCAGCATCTGCTGCGGACCGATAGCACCACCGCCAACACGACGGCCACCACCGCTCCGCCCGCCGCCGATTCGGGAGGTGATACCCTCGGCGCGGTTGATAGTACGGTAGGCCTGCGCCTGACTGGAATAGATCTGATTGACCTGCGCGTCACGCTGCTTGATGCGCTCTACCAGGGCGTTGTACTGCTCTCCGTCGACGCGGAAATCGGCCCAAGACTTGTAGGCATTGAACGGGTTTGCGGCGTCGTCGTAGGATGTTTGGCCGGTCATCATGTCTCTGTGGGTGTGTTCGGACCGCCAGTTCCGGTAAGCCTCAGCACCCTGGAGACGGCGCTCGAACTCGGCCCAGCTGCTGGTGCCGCGACGGAACTCTTCGGCACTGATGCCTAACGTGGCGGCCTGACGCTTATACTCCGCATCAATGGCCTTCGTGCTTTGCTTGACTTCGTTGTTCCACAGATCCACGACTTTCTTCATACCGTTCTGCAACTGCTTCTCGAGCACACGGATCTGGGCATCGTTCAGCACCGTGCCGGCGGCCATACTGGCGGTCTGGCCCGTCCCTGAACCGGGAGCAATGTAACGACGCGTCATAATCATCTGACGCAAACGGCTGTTCTCGGTCTCTTGCTTGCTGATTTCGGGACCTTGAATGGTCTTCATCGAGCCCAGTTTGTCCAGCTCGTCATAGGCGGCCTTCGCTGCCGTGACAATCTGGTCTATATTCGAGAGAAAACCACTGATATCACCGGTATTGATGGAATTGAGGAAACCTTCATAGACGCTCTTGGCGGCCTCCACTGTCCGGCCCCATTCATCAACATTACGCTCACTGGCGAAAAACGCATCCTTCGCCACCTTCAGCGCCGTAGTGGTCGCCGTGATGGCGGCACTCACGGCCGTCAACTTCAACACACCGGCACCGATGCCCTTCGTGAAGTCATCGAAACTCCGACGCGCCTGCTTGATTCCGCGCTCATACTGGTTGCTCTCCAACCCTAATCGTACAACACTCTGTGCAGCCATTATCTCATTCTATTATAGTCTAACGTAGGCGCTCAGCGCCGAAAGTCTAAAGTAGGCCGAAGGCCGAAAGTAGGTCGCAAGGACCGAAAGTCTAAAGTAGGCGCGTCAGCGCCGTTCACCCGGCCTGCTCGAAAGCAGCCGACAGCTCCTCCTCGATGATGCCGCCCAAATTCTCCGCAGCCTGCTCAATGGCGGCCGTCGCGTTACCCAGGAAGAAATTACGCGGCGTGATACGCCCGCGACGACCGTACCGCGTATCACGCTCGTCCGTTCCGCCGTTCACAAAACGCAAGATAAAACCGCGGTCCTTGCCGAAGTAGCTCTGCACCTGCACCGTCTGGGCACTCATCTTACGGCGGTTACCGCCCCACATACCGGGGTTCATGTCCACCTTGCGCTCCCGGTTCAACCAGTAACGCGCACCGGCCCTTCGGCTGTTCAGGATGTTCAGGTTACCGCCCAACACGCGCTTCCATACGGCATAGCGCACCGCACGGTAAGCCTTGCGCGGATCATTCGGCAACGCACCCCGCACGGCACTGCTCAACCGCCCACGCGCCGCCTGCAATTCCTTACGGATAGCGGCCCGGATACGCTTACGCATCTCCGGACGGTCAACCACCAGCGCAGCCAACTTCCGCGCCTGTGCCTCCAAAGCATCCTTGTCAATCTCGGCCGTAATCATACCAACCCGGCCAATCCACCCGAAAGGTTTACCCCAAAAGTCAAAAGTATAAAGTCCAACGTAGGCGCCTCGCGCCGTAAGTCCAACGTAGGCCGTCAGGCCGAAAGTCGCCCAAAGGGCGCCTCGCCCGTCAGGGCGAAACAAAATCCACCTCACGCCCCAGCGCCACGGCAATCTTCTCCAGCGTGTCCAGACCGACACTGTACCGCCCGGCCTCAATCCGCGCGATATGGCAGCGCTGGATGCCCGTCCGATCCGCCAGTTCCTGCTGCGTGAGCGACAGCGCACCACGTATCTCACGGATGCGCTGCCCTATTCTCTGCCTGTGGTCGTTCATCTCACGGTTTCCTCATAGACGACGCCAGCAGCGTCAGGTTGATTACACTCAACCTGGACAATTCCACCTCTCTTATAGCCTTCACGGACGAATTCGTCCGTTCCATTGTAATGCTGGATGTAATAGACGGCATCAGACTTAGTCTGGCGCGTTCCTTGACTATTACGAATGTAGTCACAATCGTCATACACAACATCATAGGTTGGAGTGACTATCACGGCAACGATGTCATCGTCGTTAAACAATTCATCCCACTCCGAGGATGAATTAGCCAGAATCGTCTTGCTGTATTCTTCCTTACCCATGAGTTCTACCTTTGCCTCAATGACATCAACGTGCTCGAACAACTGCTCAATGGCGTTGCTGTCCATAGCCTCAATGGTGTCCGTGTGAATCTTCAGGTCATTGCTGACGAATTGATACAACTCTACATCCGTTGCCTTCTTAACAATCTCGTTCAGTTCTTGTAATGAATATGTATTCATTTTTTCTTTGCCGCTGTTATCCGTTGCCGCCGGGTTTTTATTGGTTTATTTTTTCGTTTACGATGCAAAGGTACGACTTTTCTGTAATATGTACCAAATTTTACACGCACTTTTTTCAAAAAAAATGCGAGAAAAATTTTATCCCGCACTTTTTCGGTCTAAAGTAGCGCAGCGAAAGTAGGCGCACCGCGCCGAAAGTAGGGTATGTCGGAATTTCCGACACACCCTTGCGGTCAGAGGAAATCCACCAACACCCACTTTTTCGTGTCCAACGTAGGCGCGCCCGCGCCGAAAGTAGCGAAGCGAAAGTAGCGAAGCGTATGTACAAAGTGCCATATCCAGGGGATAGGCAACAGCCGCCGCCATCCCGTTATCGGCACGAACCCCTGCACAGGATAGCTCCGCTTGTCAATCACGCGCACGAAGGCCCACTTCGGGCGCTTGACCGCAATATAGACGAACCGCAGGGTGCTGAACGCATGCTCGATGCCGTCCGTCATCTCGCAGAACCGCGCGAAGGCGGAATCGTGCCGACTGCCCTCATACGTCAGTATCACGCGGCACACCTCCGGGTAATCGTTGATCTCCAGCAGCGCACCGAGCAACGTCCGCCTACTGCGCCAAGCCCCATGCGCAAGATACCAGTCGTCCTTGTATAACTTCACGCGCAGGTCGAACATACGCGCACCGGCATCATACTGCTCACGCAGCGTCTTACCCTGGCAACGCGCAAACGGCCAACCGAGCCACGACAACAGATTGCCCGGCCGCTCGCCCGTTCCGGAATTATGTGTCCCTATTTTCTTCATGCTTTTTCTTTATTATTGTTCTATTTCAACCGATAACTGACGCCAACATCCACTTCTTTTGGTCCAACGTAGGCGCGTCAGCGCCGAAAGTAGGTCCGTCAGGACCGAAAGTAGCTACGCGAAAGTAGCGAAGCGAACGTAAAAAATACCACACCCACGGCCAGCGCACCCAATAGCCACGGCCACACCTTCCGACGCTTGGCTTTCTTCTCAACCACCACCTCCACCACCTTCGTGAGGGTATCCGTTTGGCTACGATAGACGGTATCAACACGCAACTGCAACCGGTCACGCCATTGTGTCCGCGTCTTCACGATATACACCGTGTCGCCCACCGTCCGCTCGCTCACATACACCGAGTCCGTCAGCCGCACACTGTCCACACGCACCGCTGTCTTCAGGAACGTGTCCACACGCACCGTCTCCACCGGCACATACACGCGCCGGGAACAGCTGCTCAACAGCAGCACCAGCACCGCCGCCCACAGCAGCAGGCAGGCGATAATCGGCCAATTCAGTTTTCTTTTCATGATGATAAAAAGGCGCGGGCGCAGGGCTTATCACCTCCCACGCCCATTCACGCCCTGTTAGTTAGAGAATTAACGCCAGACCGGCGCCGATTACACCGCCCACGAGCGTAAACAAAAAGTCCTGCACGTCAGCGTGTGAACCATCCTTTAACTCCTTCACGAACCCCGCGGCAAGAGCCACGGCCATACCTGCACCATAGGCAAGGAATACATCACTCTGCACCGTCAGAAGCAGTGCAATCGTCAACTGGGCCAATATCAGCCCCACAATGAAGTGCAGCCACTTGTCGGCTGCTACCTTCGCCAATTTTTCGATAATTTTTTCCATGTTACTATATTGATTATTCAACAATTCCGAGTTGGAAACGCACATTATCTATAAGCTGATTGAATTGCATCTCCGCCGCAGACACCACAACTTATTGCACATCCAGTCCTCTGAACAGGTAATTGTTATTGGTAACATCGAGCAAATAGGTCGTGTCTATAAGTTTCGAGAAAGAGTTTTTCTGTGCAAATAGCCACGTCGTCCCGAATCTATTATCTGTCATTACACGCGGTGCGGCGTTCTGGGTGTAGTGGTTAATTACAGCATATCCGGAGTCAAGCATCAATAACCATCCCAGGTCTGTTGTCCCTGATGATATTATGATATTGGGGCCGATATTCATCTTTACGCTCTGAGTTGATGCCGGTATTGTTATCGGGCTATAATACCCGATGCAGCAACTCGACCCATTACCACTGGTTGATATATTTTTCACGAGGCCGGAGTTGTTCCGATAATAACCATATAGGACATTCTTATAAGCAGGTGGAAAAGCAACACCCGTAAAAAGGTCAATATACGAATATACCGCATCTTCATTGGTAATACGTAAGAATGACGTGTCAAGAGTTGGGATATAGAATGTTGCGCGTATATATCTGTACGTTGGGTCTGTTAAGTCTCTTGTACGGTTGACAATGTTGTACGGTACATACCCGACCATATTTTTGTTTTCGTCATACAGGCATGCGCAGAAATCACCAAGATTATTGCTGCCCCTGATGTATGGCCCTGCAAAGTAGGTCAGAAGATATTCAGATGAGAGGCCTGCTGGGATTTCTATATAATCGGTATAACATAGATTATCATTGGCATAGACTACTCCGGAGTTGTCTATGCCATATCCGTAAGTAATCCCGGCGTAAGGGTCTGAGCCCCCCACATTCGCCATCATGCGCCGCCGCAGCCAACTCATACGCCCTCCGTTTCTGCCCGTGCCTCGGCCTTGCAGGCCTCGCAATAGGCGTTATATTCGGCGAACTCGTCCGGCTTCACATCGCGCTGCCGCAACAGGGCCAGCTCGTCATCCACAGTGTATCGGGCGCGGATTTTCTCAACGACACGCTCCTCATAGGTGGGAACGTAAGAATCTACTACTGGCGGCACGTATTCCGTCCACCCGGCCTCGGCTATTTGCTCCGCCGTGGGGTTGAATACGACCTGCTCGTTAATCACAATCTGTTTGCAGCGGCTCAACTTGCCGTCTTTAATAAACATCTTTGCCATTATTGATTCTTAATTTTTTAATTTACTCATTGTACAACGTAGCGCCACAGGCGCGAAAGTAACGAAGCGAAAGTCTAACGTAGCGCAGCGAAAGTCCAAAGTAGGCGCTCTCGCCGACAGTCGCCCGTCAGGGCAAAAGTCAACTATTCGGCCAACTCTGAACGAGGGCGAGGTTATTTACAATACTAATCTGGTAAGTCATGTCGGCCTCCAACGTCAGCGATTCGGGGAAGATGACCGTGGATGGGAAGCCTACCGTGGGCGGGGTGTGGTACGTGTCGAACTGCACGACATACTCGTTCACGTGGCCGGACACCTCACTGGCGGCATCAAGCGAAAAACTGATACTTTCTATCGTGCCGAACTGGACAAAGGTGTTAGGCGGCAACGTGTACGTGCCAGTCGCCTGCGTCTCCACCACCACTGGATAGACAATGGCCTTATTGTCCACATCACTCACGCGCGCGATGGTGGCCGGGATGAACTTCTCAGGCAACTGCACCACAACTTCCGTACTGTTGCTCACCTCAACGGTGCAACCCGTGCCGTAAACATCGACACTGGCCAACATGATACTGCTGGCTTGTACCAGGATGTAGAAGGCGTCATTCTGCGCCGAAGGACTGCCGGTTATGTCGGCCCAGTTCCTGCGCAGCAGCATACCGTTGTTGTAGGGCTCGGCAACGATGTCGAGATAGGTCACGGTCTTGCCACCACCGGTGATGACGACGCGGTACGACCGACCGGAGGTCAGCGTGAACGTACCGCTATACGCTCCTGGGCTGCTCGTACCACTGCCGACTTCAACACCTGTCTGACTCCAGACCGCACTATACGCGGCCTGCGCCACGTAGTGCGTGCGGTTCTTGATGTAGTCCACCGCCGTAGGATCATTCTGTGAGTGGTTGCTCTGCACCTGGGCAGAGGGTATCGTTGGCTTGTTCAACAGGTCGTTGTAAGAACCGGTCTTGCTGACCTTGTGAAGACTGATGTTGCCACTGAAACTCTCACTGCTGCTGGGGGTCTGCGCGGTGGCGTTGTTGGTGTTCAACGCACCGACACTGCCGCCCCCGCCGCCGCTCGAGGCAATGCCCTGCCCTTGCCACACCCAGTACGTGCCGTTCCACACATAGAACGTGTATTGCCCGGCACTACCGGCAACCGTCGGAGTGCCCGTACCATAGACTGCGTTGCCATACCAGATACTGGCGGCTCCCGTGCCGTTCACGTTCAACGTAGGACTACCGGCCGTGTTGGTGTTCGAGAACTTGACCGCGATGACCGTACCCGTCACGGGCAACGTGGCACCGCCACTGCTCACCGTCGGGAACGCATCCACACTCACCACCTTCGCGGCCGTGCCGGCGGCCGTGCCGCACGTACCGACAAAGATTTTTACTTCGTCCTTCTTTGCATAATGGCCACGCACCCACGCAGCCAACTGCGTCAGGTCCTGCTTCAATTTCTGGTATAATTTTACCGCCATAATTTATTTTTATTTTAATTTTTAATTCTTAATGTCTAAAGTCCAACGTAGGCGCCCCAGCGCCGAAAGTAGCGGCATCGCCGCGAAAGTCGCCCGTCAGGGCAAACGTAGGCGCCCAAGCGCCGAAAGTCTAACGTAGCGCAGCGTCACTCCGTCAGTATCTCATTCATCTCGTCACCCGTCACGGCATACATATCGGCATTAAGCAACTCGAAGGTCGTACCGTTATACACATAGACCAGGTTGTTCGACAGGTCCTTGTACAGGCTCAGCGTGTCGCCCGTTATCGGCCGCTCGAAGGTATCGTCCTCATAGAACAGACCGGTCTCGCCGTCGTAATAACCGACCACAAGGATGCCGCTGTTACCGGTGGCGCGGTCGGACAACTTCACGTAGGGCTTCACGAGGAGGTCGAAGGAATAGGGCACCGCATAGAGGCTCATCGTACTCACAGGACTGCGTTGCGTGTAACTGGCATCCACCAGCATCAATGTCGCCTGCATCAACGCAGCGGGCACAGGCTGTTCTTGCGTGCCCCATAACTGCGCCACCTCACTCAGACTCCGCCCGATGATATTCAGCACCGCCTCCTCGGCGGCATTGCCATACAGCGTCAGCAATTCATCCTCCAAGTCGTAGTCGATACGACTGTGGGCCTTAATCCATTCTAATGTTAAATATCTCATATTTCCACAATTATCTGCTCATTCACAACCCGATGGGCGGGCGACAGCCCGCCCGAATCGCCCATCCCTCTCATCAACTCCACTCACTACCGCCCGCAGGTTTACCCGCCCATTTTTCCTTCACTCAAATCGAAGCAATACAGCGCGTCCACAAGCGCATGGATATTGTCCACCTTGCTGTTCACCCCGCTTTTAAGAATCTTACGGTTACCCTCCCGGCTCTCCTCAATCTTCACGTTACCCACCTCCCACGACCACAGCGGCGACATCGACAGATGCAACCACGGCTCCTTCTCCAGCAACATATATTCAAGTTCCCCAATCAGACCGTTGAACACCATGTACGTCTGCGCCACCGGCACCACCATCTCCTGCACCGCCGCACCGTCGATACCCAACGTCAGCAGCCACGCGCGCAGCATATTGATGGGATACTTTGACTGCGCGGGGTCATAACCGAAGTAACAGAGGTTCACGCCCTGCTCCGTCTTACGCATCAGCTCATTCACCGCCAAGTCGGGATTGAATACCTTGCCGGGCGACACATTCAGCCAACCCTGCTCAACCCACTTCTCATACAGCGGGCGATTCGCACTGCGGTGCAGGGTTTCCTCTGTTACCCACGCTTCACAGTCCGCAAAGAATCGGCCCGCCATCGGGGCGGTGGGGTTCATATTCACGCTAAGATATGTAATGGCGAACAGGTCCTCACCATGCGAAAAGTCCAGACCGACGAAGGTCTGCCAACCGTCAGCGAAGCGGCAATCGGTGACGCGGCGGTCACGCTGCACACGCACCACGTCCTGGGAACGCACCACCCACTCCGTAATACGCGCCGTCTGGTAATGGTTGAAATACTTCGCCACCAGTTCAGGCATCTTCGTGGGGTCGCTCTTGGCCTCGTCAATCCAACCGTCATACGAGGCGTGCTGCACAATCAGCCCGAGCATGGGGTTTACTTTCCTCCGCAGGCTTTTCTTCGTCAGAATGACCTCCTCATCGGTCTCCCACGCATCAGGCTCCAGGCACAGCGCCAGACGGCGGTCACTCTCGAACGATGGCGTCGCCGTACCGGCGGCATAGGCCAGTTCATCCAGCAGGTTGCGGTGCAGGGCGTCCAACTTCTCAATGAACGGACCGCTCTGAATAGTGCCCGCCGTTGTCGTGGTGAACGTCAAAGGCTCACGACGGGGACCCATCGACGACTGGATGACATTCACAAGCGCCAGCATGTCACTCTTGCCGTTGGCGTAGGGCGCGCTGCCGAACTCATCCGCGCAGCAGAGCTGGGCGAACATGCCGTCCTTGGTCTTACCGCCAGCGCTCAACGGGCGCACACTGCTGTTACGCATGGACTTGTAGGCATCCTTCCAGTCGATGACGGTCTGCGTGCTGCGGATACGCTGACCGTTATCCAACTGCGCAATCAACTGGCGGGTGCGGTTGAACAGTAGCGCGCTCTGGCTGCTCGCGTTGGCGGCACAATAGCACTCGGCGTTATCGTCTTCCAAAAAGAAAAACACCAACTGAATGAAGGCGGCCAGTCCCGTCTTGTCCGTCTTACGCGGCGCGAAGTAGGTGAAGTCGGTGCAGAGACGCCGGTAGTCCCAGACGATGCCGTCGCGCTCTTCCTCCGTCGGCAACAGTTCAGGCTTCATGCCGACCTCGACTTCGGTATTTACCCAAGCCATCGGCCCGAACACACTGGCCAAGACGAATACCTGGAACGGCTGCCACCGGTACACCTGAGCGCCACTCGTGCCCGGGCACTTCAACCCGCCATTGACATACCGCCACGAGCGCCCGTCCTGACGCCATACGCCCTCGCGCAGACGGATCACCGTCTGCACCTTCTTGTCGTTGAAGTCGTAGGTCGCTAACAGCCGCAGGAACTTCACCCCGCACAGCACCTCATACAGATTGTGCCGGTCATCCGCATCATCCGGGTCAGCACTGGCGTGCGTAGCCAAATCGTCAAAATACAGCAGCAGACGCTCGTCAATCGCCCGCAATCGCTCACGCGCACCGGCCAACCGCTCACGCAGTACAGACAGCGCCCGCGCCTTCCGTTCCATCCATTCGTTATCGTTATTCTCCATACTTACTTATTTTGTTCAAAGTAGGCGCACCGCGCCGAAAGTCCAACGTAGCCCGCAGGGCGAAAGTAGGCTCCGCCGAAAGTCCAAAGTCGCCCGTCAGGGCAAACGTAGGCGCCCCGCGCCGAAAGTCTAAAGTCGCCCGCAGGGCTATTCATTCACCTGCCGGTAGAACTGCACCAACGGGTCACTCTCATCCACACCACGGCGGGCATCCTCCTTGACCTTGCTCGGCGTCGTCGAATAGTTCAGCCCCAACGCCTCCAGCTGCATCAGCAACGTCCGCTGCAATTTGTCGTAATGAGGCAACAACGGGGACACTTCATTCTTCGTCTGACCCGTGCTACCCGTGACCAATGACACCAGAGAATCCACCCCGGCCAACTCTTCCTGCATCTTGTCCAACAGCACCATGTTCGCCGCCGTCGCCCGCACCTGAGGGTAAAGCCAAACCTCACAATCCACCCCCGTCCGGCATTTAATCATCCGCCGCAACTCCAGCTCATATCCGTGTACACTTTTCTTTCTTCCCATAATTCTACTCTTGCCTTTCTTTCATAATTCTACGGGTCTTTCTTAACTCAACCGGTGACAATTTGTAACCAGTTCAAAATCTTCTGTAATCCCGTATTTCTCACAGATGAACTGATGCGTATCAACCTTATTCCCGAACATATCGGGGCGTGTGGTTTCGAGGTATTCCACATACGAGTGGCAGTGGTGCGTCATATAGTATAGATTGAACACATCGCCACCAACCTTGCGAGGCAACTTGCCCTTCGGGTGCTCATCCAGCCAGTGTTGCCCTGCACGAAGCAATGCGACCAAGTGCTTTGGGTATCGTAAGTAATCGGCCACGCCTATATCGTACTTCAACGGGCAACCGACACAACCAAGACGGCGCTCAACGTGGAACTTGCCGTCTGCATCATAATAGAGCGGGTGGCATTGAATGCCACAAGCCTTGATAAACGCCTCAACATCTTCATTCGTCCATTCGAGTATTGGCAATGTCTGAGTGACATGTATATTGCCCCTGTATATTCGGCATCTCTCTGGCTCTACATATCTCTGCGCTCGTTTCACGCTTTCGGCTCGCCTCACACCGAGCACCACCCTGTCAAGTATTGGGTATTCTTTCAGTTCTCTACAGCAAAAGCGCATGAACATGGAAGGGAAGCCTTTCGCCCTGACGATGGAATAGAAGCCACGCTTCGGGTTGCGTATCTCAACGCCGTTAGACAAGACGTGCTCCTTCGTTCCGGGCGGGTCAATGGTCGTGTTCTTATAGATGGCACGATATTCAATCCCTGCCATCTTCGTCAATTCGAGAATGACGTCGCTATCCTTACCGCCGCTATACGCGACCTCAACGACACCGCGTTTACCTGCGCTCTCCAACAGCCGTAGGCTCTGGTCAACCTTCTTTTGTAGGTAATTGTCCATCTTCCACTATATTGTCAATCTGTTCAGGATAGAGCGCCTCAATCAGGCGGTCGGCGAAGTGCACCGCTTCGTCGGCCACGACTTCGGAGGAATCCATAAAGCCGCTGTCGGGCTCGTCTGAAATACTGATACACTCATCGTAATACTTCGGATTGGAGATAATAGCCTGCATGGCCATTCCAGCATACTGCTGCCGCAGCTGCTCCAGCTGCATGTCCCGGTAGGTAACCGGGCGGTCGGTAAGGAAATCTGTCATAATAGTAGGGGTTAATGGGTTAATTCTATGGCTCTGAATATCTCATACATCACCTGTGGCACTATGGCGTTTCCGTAGGCTTTGAGTGATTCTGTTCTCCATTTGTTCGGAGAAATGGTAAGGCAGTCCAGAGGAAAGGGAATCCCATCATTTCCTCGGTGAACAGGGGAGACAGTTGGGAAGTTCCGCCATCGGTATTCTTTTTGTAAACTCCGATAACCGTCGGAAGGCTTCTCAGTAAGAAATCCCTGTTGTGGCTCTCTACTGTCTCCGGGCTGAATGTTCCCTTCCATTCCGTTGAGGTGGGTGTCGGCATCAGTCCGCCGTATTTTTCTTTCATCGCTATATTCATCTTCGCTATTACATTTTCGAGGTTCTTGAATTTGTGATTGGCAACACTTTCTGCATCCAAATTTGAGTTGTTGCCTTGTTCGCTTGTTCTCGGTGTAGGTAGAATATTCTGCAAGACCATCTTCGCAACGACTTCCTCCAAATTCGACTTGTTCCTCTCCGCAAGTTTCTCGTTGTTGAGGTCGCACCCGTTGACCGTGTTGCTTCTCGGTGTCGGAAGTAACAACCCTCTCTTCGCAGCCATGCCGTTCTTTATCTCCTGTGCCAGTGTTCCGCTGCTCCCGGGGATTGATGCGCTCTTCATCCTCTCGCTCTGAGCATCGAAGGTGCATGGCGTCTTCAGAATAGGCAATGAAGAAGACCCTGTCTCTTCTGTGGGGGGCTCCGACGGCACAAGCCGGAATAAGCATCGGTTGGACTGCATATCCGAGTTGTTCAAGGTCTGAGCAGACGCGTTCAACGGTGAAGGGTTGGTCGTATCGGTATCGGTAAACAGCGTCGTCCTCCGAGAATAGAGAGGCTTCGCTTCCCAGAAGAGTAACCTCGCCTGGCTCGACCATCGTTGTGATTCCAGCAACATTTTCACCAACGACCCAAGCGGGCCGCACTTCGGCAATAACGCGCTTAAACTGCGGCCAGAGGTAGCGGTCATCTTCCGCGCCTCCTCGCCGCCCGGCGTAAGAGAAAGGTTGACAATGGAAGCCTCCTGTGAGGACATCGACGCGTCCGCGCCATTCTGTGAAGTCTGTCTTTGTGACATCGATATATGATTTAGATTTTGGGAAATGATATTCTAATATAGCCCGACCGAAGTCGTTTATCTCGCAGTGGAAGACGTTCTCCCATCCGAGCATGGCGGCAGCCACTTCCGGGCCGCCTATTCCTGAGAATAAGGATGCGTGTGTCATAGGGTTATTCAGTTTATCCAAAATAAGCAGAATTTTAATATCCGCCATTAAACATAATAAAAATTACTCACTTGTGAAACCGTATCTGCAACTGGAGCGTACACTCATACGGCACCCGGCAATCGTTGAACGTCTGGGTGCTCACGCCCAACTTCCGGCCCTGAAGCTGCATCCACGAGTGCCAACGGCTGTCACACGGACGCCGCAACGGATGATGACTGTCACGGCTGCTCGCCCTGACCTTTGACCCGCGCTGCGTCAGCGCCTCCATCGTACCCATGCACACGTGCGTTTCCTTCGAATGTTTCGGGCGCGCCACGTACTTCGGCACCAGCCCAAGCAGCGGACACTCCGCACAGCAGTCCGGCTGCTCCGCCGGCAACTGGACCATCACGATGTTACGCTTCGGCATGTTCGCCTCCCTTCCACGCAATCACAACCTCATAATTCATCTGACCCCACCCGCCGTTACAGCGCGCAGAGCTCACAAACGCATCCATCGCCAGTGCAGCACTCGGAGAATAGTTCGTAATCCCGCACACCTTCCGCCCACGGTAGTCAATATCACAGACACGCAGATGTCCCAGCACCTGGCTCGGGACATACACCAGGAACGTACCGCAATGGCTCAACCCCTCACTCAGCACCGTCTGAATGAATTCGTGCAAACGCATACCGGCACAACCCTCCACCCGGAACGACACCGTCTCATCACTCAGCGTCGGACTGATCCTCACCCAACGCAACCGCATCTTCTCATTTCCTTCCATCTCTCACTCTCAATTTTTATTTTTATTTATGTGGTAATTTCTAATTTATACAATTTTCAACCTATATAGTTTATTCTTAATTCAATCGCACCTTATCAACTATTCCATGTGCACATCATTCCAACCTACCCTATCCTGCCCCGTAGGAAAAACCAGAATTTCAAAAAACCCCATCTCATCTCAATGTTTGGCTGGTGGATTTCGGAAGATGACGACCCCTCCGAGAAAAAGACGGTGCGGGGGTTATCATCTTGTATGTCGTGCAATCCATTGGTCAAGTCTATCACGCTCACGCTGTTGGTGTGCTTCCTTCGTGTGCGCCCGCGCCTCTTGATGTACACGGATGTGGCACGGAACACACAGCGCCTGGAGGTTGTGCCAGTCATACGCCAGCCGTTCCATCTCTGCCTGTGTCTTGCCACTCTCGACAGGTACAATATGGTGACAATCTACGGCACTTCGCACGTAGCCTTCGGCCTTGCACCGCTCACAAAGCGGATGCTCTCTCAGATAGCGCAGGCGCAACGCCTTCCATCGCTTGTCGTTCAGTAATCGCTGATACTCTTTGCTTCTGCTCATACTCAATATCTTGAATCGTCATCGATATAGTCTTCCGGCGTGAACTCTATGCGCCCCTGCTTGGCTTGCGCCAGGCTGTCCGGTGTCCGGTGGTGGTGCCGCTTGAACGGCTGCTCCCACGGCTTACGCCCCCATTCGCTGCGGTTGGCGTCCTCGAATCCCTTGCGCAGTTCCTTCACGTCGGCCTCCTTGCTATTCTCGTCTATCAGCGTATCAATCAGCTGAAGGATGCTGTTGCAATCCATGTCAACGGCCAGCCGGCGCAATCGCATATACCTCTGCGGCATCAGTAAGCATATTGTACGCTCCAGTATCTCCTGAACATTCACCGTCTCCATGGCTTCGCCCATGAACGGCGTGCTCACGTGCACAGCCCTCACGCCTTCCTTGCCTTCCGCGCCGATGTAATACGTGGCCTCTGTCACCGCCTTCTCCCCGTTGGGCGTGGCCAGATTCATCTGCCCTTTCCACCCGACCATGTGGTCGAAGATACTCATCGCCTGTTCCATCTCCGCCGACAGGTTGTGCTGGTCGTCCATGTACCTCACCAGCGTGTCATACACCATCTGGGCCATCTCATACAGGCTCATCCCCTTCTTGTCGGCTATGGCATTCAGCCGTGCCCACACCCACGTGCTCACCTTCGTAGCCACACTCACATACTTTCCCTCATTCATATTCATACCTTCTCAAGCTTTAATTCATCCACCAAGATTTTCATCCCTTCGTTCCGCTCGGCCAGTTCCTTCACGATGTCTTCCGTCACCTCGCCCACGGTCTTCACGTTCTTAATCGGGTCGCCAAGCCACCGCACGATCACGTCTGCGATGTCGGCCTTCTCTCCGTCACACGATTTCCACCAGATCCGCACCGGCTCATCGTTCACTGACAGCCGGTCATACCCCATGCCCTCCGCCAGTTCCTTCCACTCATCCACAGCATCACGGTCAGGATATAGCACAATGTGCCTGCCTCTATCAATCAGCGGCTGCAACTTAGACGGCCGCAGGCTCTCCTTACCGCCCGTCGCCATCCATACGGCGCTCCGGATGTCACCGTAGGCCACCGCCATCGTCACCGCCGTCTTCTCGCTCTCAACGATGTTCACCGTGGCCTGTGGGCACAGATCCGTCAGGTGCAGGCCGAACAGGCACTGCTTCACGTCCACGCTCCGCAGGTCCAGCTTACCGGCCTGTGCCAGCATCGTGTGCACCCACGTTGGATTCACGCTCTTGTCCCGATGCCCGTCTGCCTGATACCGCATCAGCTTGCCCGTCCGCAGCCGACCCTCTTCGTCCATCTGCCACCAGATAGTGCGGCCGTCTTTCGCCGTGCCAACGTTGTAGTTACGCAACATGCCCTCTATCCGGCCGCGCTGCGCCATGTCCCACGCCTGGGATTTCAGCCACGACACCCATACGTTGCCTGTATAGTTACGGCGCGCAAGCACATACTTCCGCGGCAGCTCCAACACGGGCAACGGCGCCTGTGGCTGGTGCGGCTCACAACGGCGCACACGGTAGCGCTCACTGCCCTCCACGGCGATGCCGTACTTCGCACCAAGCCAACGGATGGCATCGGGAAACGACAGGCCCTCGTGCTTCTCAAGGAACTCCACGGCATCGCCAGTGGCACCGCAGCTGAAGCACGTGTAGATGTTCTTACTGCTGCTCACCTTGAACGACCCCATGTGCCGGTCCGGGTGGAAGGGACACAGACACATCCACTCCGTCTGACCGGCCTTCTTGAGCTCGTAGAAGTCACCGATCACGTCCACGATGTTCGTGGCGGCCAACACACGCTCTATCGTTCTTGAATCAATCATATCCGTTCTCCTGTATAGGCTGATGACTGAAACACATTTTACGCGCGCGCGTGGCGTCGGTGGTTACTCCGGCCCCTGTATTATTATATATAATAATAATACTGGGGGCCGGGAGTCGCCACATACGGGGGGTTGAGTTAAAATGGGAGTCCATTATCATCAACTTTATCGTTAATAGAATCGTAGTAATATCGTCCGTTGCCGGCCTTGCTCAGGATACCCAGTGCAAGGGCATCGTCAATGATACGCTTCTTTTTACGGTTACTGGTGTAGCCTTGTTCCTTCAGGGCATCGTTGATTTCGGTGTAGGTCTTGCCGTTAGCACGGAACGCCATCTTGTCTATGATAGCAATCAACTCCTCCACGCGCGCACGCCCAATCTCTTGCACCGGCTGCACCTCCTGCTCGCGGCTCATAATCCGAGGAATACCGAGACCGCTGCCGGCATCGTCCACTATCTCGAATTTCCAGTCGTCCACGTCCTTGCCGCGCGCGTCCTGCTGCTTCACCGTGAACGTCACACGGCCCGTGTCCGAGTCTTTCTTCTTCTGCGAGATGAACGTGTCGCTGACCTTGTTGCCCAGCTCTGTGCCCAGGTGACCGCGCATCTTGCTCTCGTCGTCATTTTGCATACGCGGGTTGGCGTGTAGCACGTTCCAGATGCAGCAGTTCATCTTCGTGGCTATGGCCATCAGGTCCGTCACCAGCGCCGAGCTCTCCTCGTTGTTGTTGAAGTCGCCGATGATGTCGCGCACACCGTCGATGAACACCGCCGTCGGCTGCATCCATTCGATAGCTTTTTTAATCAGCGAATACCGCCGCTCATACGCGGCCTCTTTCTCGGTTTTCTCTATCTGACGAAGCCACAGCACACGGAACCGCTCGTTGGGCACCGTCTGCTCCCACTGGCACAGCCAGTGCACGCGCCTCAATACCTTCGCGGAGTTCAGCTGCTCCATCTCGGTATCGACATACAGCACCGTCGGTTCACGGCCCAGCCACGCCAGCGTGTCCTCGCGCACAGACAACCCGTGCAGATAGGCCTCCACACGCTCGCTCCCGTGCCCCAGAATCGCCGCAATCAACTGCGCCAGTACAAAGGTCTTACCGTTCTTTTTCTGGCCGCTGAGCGCCTGTATTCCGCCCAACGGCGAGAAGCCCACGCCGTTGTATTGCAACAGGTAGTGCGGCTCGGGGTAGTTCTGCGTCGGGTCGAGCCAGTAGGGCGCCAGCTCTTCCGCCAGCACCTGACGTTCCATCTCTTCGCCGCTCGGCAAGGGCGGCAATAGGTTTCTTTCGTCTTCCATCTCTCGTCCTGTGTCGTCAGCACTCGATGAATTTTACCTTCGTGGCGAACACGCCGCCCATCTCCATCGCGGCGCGACGGATCTCGTTGCCAAGCGGCGTGTCCATCTCCATGTACAGCGCCCGGTGAACCGTCGAGCGTACACAGCCGAACTTCCGCGCCAGCTCTTTCTTTGTTTGCTGCGGTACTTCGATATACCGCACACGCTTCACAATCACATTTTTTTCGTTATCCATTGAATCCTATCGTTTTTGCCATTTGGAACTTGTCCACGCCGAACGTGAACTCCATCAGTCGCTGAGCCGCAGCCACGGCACTCATACCGCCGCATACCAGGATAAACTGGTCCGGCTTCTCCAACCGCACCACGCCCATGTCGTCGCGCAGCTTGATTACGGCGGCCAGCTCGTTTACCTTCTCCGGAACTTCGGTATATACTTTGAATATGTGTATCATCGTTTATCAATTTTATTTGCCGTACCTATCGGCTTTTGTCTTGTCAAACTCATACACCGCCGACCGCTCGCCGGTCACGCGGTTCAGCCAGCACACACCGCGCTGGTTTATCTTCACAAGTTGTCGCTGGTCTCCATTACGGATGTTCAACCAAAGCGCCAACGCCAGTCGTTCTTGCCGTTTCATACTTTCAGTTCTTTCAATTTGCCTTCGGTTAGCAGCCGTTGTATCTTGTGCAGCGGATAGGCCCAGCGCGTTGCGTGCATCTCCGCACCTTCCACCACCTCCGCCCGTTCCCGGGGCAACAGGTAACCGTAGCGCTTCAACCACGCCGTGCTGAACATGCCAAGCCGTTCCGACAGACGGTCCGCCGTCACCCATTCCTCGCGGTACATCTCCGCCAGTTCCATCTGGGCCTGGCGACCCTCCGCCACAATCTCGGCGCGCAACAACCGGTCCATCACTGACCCTCCACCCGCCGCGCATCGAAGGCGCGGATCGTGTTATACCAGCGCCCGTCTTTCTCCCGCGCGTCAATGTCGAAGTACACCTTCATCACCAATCCTGTGCGGATACCCAGCCGCTCGATGCGGCCGCTCTCCCCGTCGCTGACGTCGAAGGCCATCCGCTTCGGGTACGGCTCTATCGTCTCAATCACGTAGCCCGCCATCTTCCACGGCTTGCCCGTCACACTGCTCACGCCTTCGCGCAAGCCCAATTCCTGAATGATCTTGCCTTGTATTTCCATTTTTTCTTAATGATTCATTCGTCCGACTTTCTTCAAAAGGCTGGCGCGCCTCACGGCGCACCGCCCTGCAAAACAATGATTTGAAAACATCAATTAAATAAACACTAAACGAGTTGTTAACCAATAGTCTTTTTCTCCGGCACAATCCGCGGGTTCTGAACAATCAGCCGGTGCTTCATCTCGTAGAATGTCTCGCACACCGCCTTACGTTCCATATCCATCCCGTGCCATGCCTGGCTCAGCTCAGTACGCTGCAACTGCAACCGTTGCAACGCCGTCCGCAACTTCGCCTGTTCTAAGTTCACCTCCGCCATCTTCCGTGTCAGAGGCATACACATCTCGCTCTGCGCGTCATTCAGCCGCCGCATCGCATCCTCATACTCGGCCTGCGTCTCATAGGGCCGCACAAGCCCGTTCAATTCCTTCAGGACCTGGTCCCGATTTTCTTGTTTTTCCATCTCTCGTTTTTTTTAGTTAAACTTCTATTGTGCCCGTGCCGGAGTCGAACCGGCAGCCCGCAGCGCAGGGGGTGTAGGGATTGGGGAAGTGCGCCGCACAAGGGCCGACCGTCAGGGCGTGGAGGCTGCACGTCTCACGACGCACGCACCTCGGGTCAATTCAATAAATCAATACAAACTCCAATTACAATTATTATACATTACATCTGCTTTACGTGTCGGGGGGGGTGTTCCGGTGAGTACCCTTACACAGGTGACATAAGCGACAGGAAACGCTGCAGAAGACTGTCCCCCGGTCATTCATTATCGCTGTCCGAGGCTCTCGCGGAACGCCCGTTCCTCCTCCTCCAACTTACGGCTGCGGCGGTAAGCCCACGCAATCCACGCCCCGGCGTATGCCAGGCCGACATAGTTCCACACCGTCACACCGCCGTCAGCGCCCTCGCTGAACAACAGCACCAGCGGACAAGCGGCCAACACGGCCAGACACCACTTCGCAATCTTTTTCATCTTTTTCATTTTTCTATTCAAAAAAATTTGTTTACCTTTGCCCTCTGCGCCATCGCCGCAACGTGTTGCGGACGTTTTGCCTTTGGTTTTCGGTGCAAAGATATAGAATTTATTCTATTAGTTCCAAATTTTTAATTGAAAAAATTCAAATAAAATGGAAGAAAAAATTTACAGGCTTTCCAAATATATGGAAAACAAAGGTTTATCAGATTACCGCGTTACAAAAGATTGTGGTCTTTCTATTGGATTGATAGGAAAAGCACGGTCTGGTAGGACTAAATTAGGGCTCGCAGCGTTTGAAAAAATTCTATCAAATTACCCCGATTTATCACGAACCTGGCTTTTTACTGGCGAAGGCGAGATGCTCAAACCGACGGCTGAATTGCAAGAAAGCGGCCAGCCGTTCCTGACATCATCAGGCGCCCGCCTCCGCCCATACTACACAGACATCCCCGTCTCCGGAGGCGATATCGCACAATACCCCGACATCCTAAGCCAGGCATCCGACGGCACACTCTACCTGCCCGAGCTCCGCAGCGCCGAATTCTTCTTCCCCGTCATCGGAT